GCCTTGCGAATCGCCGTAATCCACAAGCGGGACAACTCCAACGACAAACCAACAGAGTTGAGCATCGCATCCTCAACACGCTCATCAATGTCAATGTCAATCGTTGCAAAACGATTAAGAAACGCCCTGTCAATCGGGTTACGACCAACATACTCGGCAGTAGCACCATTACCGTAGGTATTCGCTGTGGCAATCGCAACGAAATTCGGATGGCGTGAAACCATGCCGTCCGCAAACGCCATTGAATCGTTCGCAAGGGCACTGTTTAGCACATTGAGCACATTTGGATTGCCGTTGTCCACCTCATCCAACAGGAACACACCGCCATGCTCAAAGATACGGCGAAACTCAGTAGCAACATAGTTGCCACCGCCAGCCATATAGCCCACCAAAGCCGACTCGGGAGTCTGCCCCGAAACCGACTTGGATGCAAACGGCACATTCAAAGAATCGGCAACCTGCTTGCCAATCGTAGATTTACCTGTACCAGCAGGACCAACCAAATAGGCATGAACACCTGCCGAAACAGTCTGCAAAATATCCTCAAAACGATTATGCAAAACGCCTTGAATCTTGACTGGCTCAGGTCGGTTACCAACCGATATATGAGTCACCTGAGGACGAAGCGAATCAATCTGCTTCGTAACCTCATGCTTGAAACCATCAAAATTGGTATGCCACGAAGTGTTCAAAACCTCAGTGTGCTTGTCCACGCTAGTCGCAACGATTGAACGCACCTCATCAGTATCAACACCGCCTTTATAATTGCCGAAGGCAACCCTGACAGCGTTATTCACGATGGATTCAATAACCCCATCAACCGAACCAGCAGGCACCGAAGGTGCCGCAGGAGTCGCAGGGACAAGCACAGTCTGCCCCGAAGGGGTCGGGCTGTAATGAATCTCCTTGAGACCTTGAAGAATTGCTTGCTCAATCACCAAAGGTGAAAAGTAAATCGCAGGCTTGCCACGAAACTTGATACCCAAATAATTGCAAACAGCAATTAACTCATTCTTTTTGCAATCAGCAAGACGCTTAGATAAAGTGTTACTAAAAGTAACGACCTGTCTTGAACTGTCGTAACCAGCGACAGGTAGTGATTTAACTGCACTCATGAAATGACCTCCCAGTCAAGTTGTGTAATGGCTGTTCGTTCACGAACACCTAATGACAGGCACCATGCCCATCCACCATCGTATTCAATTAAGTATAGCAAACCGCTAACTTAACACTTATATTCAACTCCGTTGAACTCATACCGAGCATGACCACCATTACGGCGATAACGCCATGCCGAAGGCATAATCTTATTCATACCCTGCTGGTCAGAAGCACTGCCCCAACCTGTTGAAATTGGAGTGAAACTCCAGCGATAATCGCCTAAGAAACCTTGCGACTTATCAGCCTTACGAAGTACAAATTCGCCCATCACATGGTTATGGTGAGCAACGACACGCTTGAAACAAGTTTCATCCTCGTAATCGCTGTATGTCCACTTGCCTACCTTACGGCAACGCCCAGCCTTGAACCACTTGCCACTTTCAGTGGGATTGATATGTGCTAACTTCATAAATGAACCTCCCGATTCGTTACTCAATCTGCATAATTGCATCGTAGATGCCGAAGGAATCGCACCTTCGTAACGGCACTAACCGCATCTGAAACCGCATGCCGTTCGTAAAGGTACAATGGTACCACACCCCGACACACTCCGCAAGTATCGGCAACATGTCCCCGAACCGCAATGCCCTAAAAGCACGCCGATGACTACAAGCCGAAACTTGCCTCAATCGTTGCAATCAAGCGGCTCACCGCTTACCTAATGCCGATGCAGAATCACTGCACCCAAATTGCAACCGCTCAACCTCTAGCCAATGAGCACTTAACTGACGAGGCATCCCGCCATCGTCAATTACAGCGAACCAATATGAGCCACCATGACAGTGGAATGATTCTGTCGTTCAGTGTTGCCACCGATTCCGACCCCCATATTATGACCCCACCAAAACCAAAAGTCAAATCACCAACCCCACGCCTTTTATTCCGCCTGTTTCCCCACGCATAATGCACACCGAAATTCACACGCTAAACACATGGTTGGGAAAACCCCACCCATTCCCGATAGTCCGTTTCACAGTCTGCTCCGTGCCCGAATGGCGAGCGCTTCACTTGGGCATCATCCGTCATGACCTGCGCTATGTGCACATCATGCGACCCTCAAAATGCCATAATCATTATGGTCTGATATATCACCGAAATATTCACTTATCCACAAGGTCACATCCATCAGGCAGGGGGGCATGGGGGGGGTGCGGGCATGTGCCTCGTATATGATTCTTACAGCCTAGGGTTGGAGCAAACTTTTTTATGTTTGGGTGCCGCATACCCCTTGTGTGGGTCCCCCGACTTAAATATAATATATAAAAATTTTAAAAGTTTAGCAGTCCCATTTTCTTAATGCTAGGGCTTTGCGTGTTGGTCGTCCTTTGGAGTCTTTTAGTGGTCCTTTGGAGCCGCCCATTCGTGCACAGAAAGATTTGCGGCGTTTCGCCGCTTTTGGTGATTTGGCTGCTTGTTTAGCGGAGACAGGTGGTTTGAGTGTGCCACCTGTTTGGGCTTTGTATGAGGCTCGTCCTTTGGCGTTTAGTCCACCTGCGGGGTTTTTGCCTTCTTTTCTTGTCCATGCTGCTGTTTTTGGCATTATTTTCCTCTTGCTATTTTGCCAGCACGCTTCGCTGCTGGTGTGTTTGGTACAAACTGTTTACCTGCTTTAGTTCCTGCACGCTTCTTGCGGCTAGTTGCAGCATATTGTGCAGGTGTCAAAGACTGTATAGCCTTCTTAGGCAAGTAGCGTTCACCTGTGGCTTTGGGTCCTTGTGTAGATGGTTTACCTGATTTGGTAGTCCATTTCTCTGCAGTCCATTTAGATAACGATTTCTGTTTGCTGGTTTTCGGTCCTGTGTATCCGCCGCCAGCCTTTTTGTATCGTTGTGCTACTATTTGTGCTTTACGGGCTGACCATTGCCCTGCTTTACCACCTTGGGTTCCTGCTTTTACGGACGCTAAGATTGTTGCCCGTAAACTTGGTTTAGTGTATCCCATTATTTTTTGTTAGATTTTTTGTATGTTTTCCAAACATCTTTCGCTATACGAACCGCTGCCCGTTCCCAAACATTTTGCGGAAACATACTAGAAACCTCACCTTCAGACAAAACATCCAAATAGGCGTTCTCAAACTCTTTATAGTTTTGTGAAGATTTACCAATATCATTCCAAATCGTTGATGCCGATTGTTTTTGTTTAATATACGCTTCTGGACCTTTAGATTGGTCGTTCAAATCGGCTTCCATAACCATTTTTGATTGACGCTTCTTTTCAGCCGTTAAACCCATTTTTTTAATGTCATCTGCGGCAGATTTAAAACCTTCTTTTCCGTCTGTGCCTAATCCGCTATCATTTTTGCCTTTATCTTTACGATACTTTGCAGCACCTTTAGGATTGTAAGCATAATATTTTGGTTTCATTTTTGTCCACGCCAATCTGTTTATAAACAGCACAAACTGTTCTATTGTGTCGCTTCGTGCTACTCAGCGACCCACACCATCTAGTATCCCTTACCCCCCCTATAATCCCCCCCGCTGTTCCCTACGGAACAGAAACAACATTAATAGCATGGACAAAGAAAACATATTGGACCCACGACAAGAAAAATATTTGAACTGGCTATGCACGCCAGCGTCTGGTCGGATTCCTAGTTCGCAAGAGAAGTATGCTCAGCAGGAAGGTATTGACCCAACAACTCTTAGACGCTGGCAAAAAAAACCGTCCTTTAAGGCTGAGTGGGCTAAACGGGTGGAGGACCTGCAGGGTTCTCCTGAGCGGTCACAGAAGTTGTTGGACGCATTATATGCTAAGGCGTTGGATGGTGACAATAAGGCTGCACAACTGTATCTTCAGGCAACCAATAGGTTGGCTCCTACACAAATTAAGGTTGAGCATTCTCAGAAGTTGGAGGATATTTCTGATGCTGAGTTGGATGCGTTGATTGCTCGTGCTGCTTTGGGTGAGAAACATATCCGTCAGGAAACGGAATCTTTTGCTAGGGAACTGAAGGAACTATAAATATGGCTACTACTAATGATGCGATGTTTGTTGCGCTAAAAGCGCAGTATCCTAGTTTGTCCACTTTGGGTGATTTGATGTATGCGTTTGCTCAAGATAATGGTTACGATTTTCGTAACACTTTGGGTTACCAGTTTTATGCTGCTACTGGTGCCGAAGGCACAACTCTTGGCGATTTGGCTTATTCGTATTGGAATGACCCAGATTTTGCGGTTTCTAACTTAGAACAAGAAGATGGAACAGATTTGTTACTAGAGGATGGTGGTTTCGTTTTGATGGAGGCTGGTAATGGCTGATAAGAAGATAACGGCTTTAACGGCGCTGGTTGGCGCTGATGTTGCTGACACGGATGTTTTTGCTGTCGTTGATGTTTCGGCTACGGAAACAAAAAAGATTACTGCTTCAGAGTTGGCTGTTGCTATCGCTGAACAAGGTTTAGATGCTGGTGGCGCTAGTCATGTTCATATTCATGGTGTTCATTTGCCTATTGGCACAGACATTGAGTTTGAAGGTGCTACGAATAATGGTTTTGAAACTGTTTTAACAGTCATAGACCCGACTGCTGACCGAACTCTTAGTTTGCCTAATGAGACTGGTACTTTGGCTACTCAGGCGTATGTTGATACTGCTACGGCTAGTGCAACGGTTGATTTTGCTGATGCTGATAATGTTTTATGTAACGCAATATTTAACTAGGGAACGATTTAACCACTTATTAGGAGATAACAAATGGCAACATTTACAAAATTAGCATTACAGCCAGCAGGCTCAACAGGTACAGGTCTTGCAATCAAGGTTGCCGCAACTGCAACTGCGGGTACGGCAATTCATACAGCATCTACGACCACAACCACGATTGATGAAATTTGGTTGTATGCGGTAAACAGTTCTGCATCATCGGTCAAATTGACGATTGAGTGGGGCGAAGCAACAGCACCCGATGGCAACATTGAATTAACCGTTCAACCCGAAGCAGGTCTTGTAACGGTAATCCCTGGGCTTTTGTTGCAAGGTAACGCTACGGCAAAAGTTGTTCGTGCTTTTGCGGCGACAACGAATGTCATTTGTATTCACGGGTTCGTAAATAGAATTACGGTTTAACCATGCCCAATAGGCGTGAACTTGGCTATGTGAGCGCAGGCTCGGTTTCTACTATTCCTGCGACTACTGGTTACGGTGTTGCTACGGGTGGTAGTTCATCAAGTATCACGGTTTCGGGTCAAAACTATACGCTGCTGACATTCACTACTGACGGCACTTTGACTGTTACTTCAGCAGGTTTGTTTGATGTTTTGCTTGTTGGTGGCGGTGGCGGTGGTGGTGGTGCGCAAAGTAGTCAAGCAGCGGGTGGTGGCGGTGCAGGTGCAGTTATTGGTCTTGCTGCAACGACAACAATTTATTTAGATGCAAACCAAAGTGTTGATGTTGGTGCTGGTGGTGCTTTCGGTCCAGCGATTGAAAGAGGTTTAGTTGGTTTTGAAAGCACAATAGGTTCTATTATTGGTGCTGCTGGTGGTGGTGGTGGTGGTGCTTCATCGGCTTCCAGTAATGAACTTTCTGGTAGTGGTGGTGGTTCTGGCGGTGGTGCAGGTGGCGCAAATGGAAACTACAACGGTTTAAGCGTAAACGAAGCATTTGGTAATGATGGTGGTAAAGGCGTATTTGCTACAGCAGGTGGTGGCGGTGGTGGTTATTCAAGTGCGGGCGGTAATGGCGTAACAACTACAGGCGGCGCAGGCGGTAACGGGGTAGACATTTCAACTTGGACTGGTGGCGCAACTAACAATGTCGCTGCAGGTGGCGGTGGCGGTGGCACAGTAACAGGCGGTGCAGCAGGCACAGGTGGCGTTGCAGGCAAATCAGGTGGTAACGGCAACAATGCAACTACAGCAGGTAGTGGTGGTGGCGCATCTGCTGGATTGACTGACGGTGGCGCAGGCGCAGCAGGCGTAGTTTATGTGAGGTTCAAAGTATGAGCCGACCATTCTTTGCACGACTAGATGAGAACAACATCGTGACTGATGTTCATTGCGTAACACAAGAATTTTTGGAAGCAAACCCCGACCGTTATCCCGATGTTTGGGTTGAAACATTTTTTGACACAGACGGCAAAACTTATGCTGGTATCGGTTTTACTTATGATGAAGCGACACAAGATTTTGTTGCGCCTGTTAGCCCTGAGATTGAGAGTGAGGTTTAGTTATGGCTGCAAGGTTGATGGGTTATGTTTCGGCTAGCAACACACCGACAATCGTTGCGCCTGTCGGTCTTACCGTTGATTATCTTGTTGTTGCTGGCGGTGGTGGTGGCGCTGGTAACAGTAATGGCGCAGGTGGTGGCGGTGCAGGCGGTTTGCGTTCAACTGTTACAGCAACTGGTGGCGGTGGCACTTTAGAAACATCACTAATTCTTAAAACGGGAACAAACTATGCAGTTTCTATTGGCGGTGGTGGTGCAGGTGGCACAAGCGGTAGCGGCTCAAGTGGCACGGCAACAACTTTTGCAACGATAGAAACTGTTGGTGGTGGTTTTGGTGCTTATGGCGCAGCAGGTGGTAACGGTGGGTCGGGTGGTGGTAGTAACTCAACATCAGGTGGTTCACCTGTCACTAACGAAGGTTTTGCTGGTGGTGCAGGTGTTGGGGGTCGTTTTGCAGGCGGTGGCGGTGGTGGTGCAGGCGCAGTTGGTTCACCTAACAGCGTTGATGTTGGCGGTAATGGTGGTGCGGGTGTGGCGACTTCAATTACTGGTAGTTCAGTAACTTATGCTGGTGGCGGTGGCGGTTCTGGCACTACATCATCAGGCACAGGTGGTTCGGGTGGTGGTGGCAACGGGTCTAATTCTGCTGCTAATGCTGGTACAGCGAACACAGGTGGCGGTGGTGGTTCACGAGTTCAAGCAGGTGTTCCTGCTGGCGCAGGTGGTTCGGGTGTGGTTATTCTTTCTTATCCTGATGGATACACAATTACAATTGGGGCAGGTCTAACAGGTAGCACATCTACAAGTGGTAACAGTA